CAGCAACCGACTCTGCACAATGGTTTCCATGCAGTGTTCAATAGCTTCGTCTAGCTTCTGGTCAAGGACAGCGTTGTGCAAATCCTTGAGCGCCTTCTCTGCCATCATGCAAGGCATTGCGTAATCAACAATCACCGTAGCTTTTTCCATATCCAGCCTCACAATTTAAGGGTAGTTCTTTCGCCCACTGGGGGCGTATTCTCATGCACAATTCCACGTATTTCTTAGCCGTCTCGACTTCAGCTTCAGGAACCACGCAGCCGATAGCATCATGTACTGTCATAGCTACTTTATATTTTTTAGCTACTAACAGCATCTGATCGCCAATGATGATACGCGCTAGGGCTTGGCACACGTTCTCAATGACCTTGCCGCCGTAGATTCGGTTGGGGATAGTGGCTTTGCCTTTCTTAGTGTCGTACACCAACTCAGACTTACCTTCGTTCTCGTGTATGCGTAGCTTGGGGTACTTAACATAAAGCCCATTGGGTAGCTTTATGCCTTTTATGCCCTCTGCCACTAACACCCCATTCCGCCCTAAAGTAGTCTGCTGATTCTGAAGAATAGCTTTAAGCACAGCAGCAGCCGATTTCCACAGCTCAGGAATCATTGGGTAGGTCTGTCGGTACGTATCAATGACACGCTTAGCTTCATCCAATTCCATGTCTACGCCAAAGTTCTTTAGTTGCGCCTTGAACTTGACTGCGCCCATGCCGTAGCCTGCACCAAGAATCGTGGTCTTACCTACGAAGCGTTCATCTTTGGTTATGTCAGCCTCGGGCTTGCCGTAGATCGCTGACGCCATGATTCTGTACACATCTTTGCCGTCCTCAAACGCTTGCACTAGATCGTTTTGTCCTGCTAACCATGCCAGCGTACGTGCTTCAATCTGAGAAGAGTCTGAGTCAATCATCATGTACCCGTCCGGTGCAATGATGGCGCTCTTGAGTGGTGAGTTCCTTGGCAAGTTCTGTAAGTTCAGCTTGTCATCCCCACCCCATCGCCCAGTGTGTGCAGCGTAATAGCGCAGTGGTACGGGCAATGCACCTCGCTCAGCAATCCCAATGAACCGTTCGGTGCGAGTCTCTTCGATGGTTGATTTAGTCCCAAGCCTAGCTGATACTAGTGCTTGTACATCCTCGTTATCGTGTTCAAGGAGCGCCTTAAACTCTTCATCGGTCTTAGAAAATGCGTATGTCTCCCTGCCCGTAGCGGGGCTAAGTTTCATCGGTGGCTCGACACCCAGCTTTTTAAGCAGGTCGGCAAACCGTGGGTTACTCATCAGGTCATCACGATCAAACGCACCGAGCATTTCTTCCTTATGCTTGCGTACCGCCGCCAAGTGATCTTCAAGCAGAGGCTTATCTAACTGCAACACCGGTTCAGTGAACATCTTGACGGTTAAATCAATCAATCGCAACTCAGTCGGCGGGAAGTCATTCGCCATAGCTTGGAACAATGCGTAGGTGAGCGCAACATCGTTCTTGCAGTATTCTCCGTACCTAGAAAGTTGTGCATCACTGAAGTCCTGCCGCCGCAGACCTAGCGCGTTTTCTACCTCTGTACCCTTCTCGCCCAGTCCGTAATGCTGCGCTAGTACCTTTAGGCTTCCACCAACTTCTGTACCATGAAGCGCTCGCCCCATCGACAAAGTATCAAGCCAACCCTTGGGGCTGATGCCGTAGACCCAACTAAGAATTGCGCCGTCAAACGGGGCGTTGTGGGCTAGCGCCAGAGAATTAGCCCAGTCATACCGAGTAAGGAACTGGTACATACTTTGAGCGTCCCCGCTGAACCATACCGGCTCCCCGCCGTCCTCCTGCACCGAAGCGCCGATGACTTCAAACCGTTCGTCCCGTATGTATTCCTCAGTAGTCACTTTGGTCAAACTAAACTCACGCGAGTAGTAAGTTTCAAAATCCACGGTGAGAATTTTCACTGGCACCCCGCTATAACCTTTGTTAGGTGGTCAAGATTAGACTCGTTGATGATGCACGTATAGCCGCCCGCCGTATTGATTGCTTGCAGGTTCTTTAGCTGAAGTGCTGTCGCCTGACCCTTCCCTGCTTTGGCTTCGATAGCCACAAAGTGACCATTGATACAGCAAAGGAAGTCGGGTACACCGCTGTTACCGTAGCCCGTGCCAATCGGCATAGCGTAGTAGACGTTGTGCGCTTTGAGGATAGCCTTGATCTTGGCTTTGACCTTAGCTTCAGGGGTTGATGCCATATGACCTCTGATGTGTGGAATAGTTGTTCCAGTATTCCCTGTTAAAGATCACGTTCTTTACGCTGTTGATTGTGACCATTGTGGTGTCGCGGTCAACCACCTTGCTATCCCTACACCAAATAGTTTTGGGTACTGCGTGAGTGCCACACAAAAAAGCAATGCCTTCAGGTGTGACCCTATAAAGACCTGACCTACGTTCACCGTGCTCCACCAGCCCAAACCATTGCAGTCTGAGCGCAAGCACAGCGGCATCACCTACCACCTGCCGTTTGTGTCCTGTGGAAATTTTTACCCATTCACCGTTTTGTGCAGCGATGAACTCTAAGAGTGCAACTTTTGACCGGCACATACTGTGCGGGTTTAGCTTTCTAATCTTTTGCTGACAAGTCGGACAATGCTCCATCTGATGCTCCAATAATTTTCAGAGCATCCATCATAGCACATCGTTTTACTTTGTCAAGTGCAAGACGAAAAAAAGCCCGCTTAAAGCGGGCTAAACTATTAGGATTTACCCTAACATTGTTAGGTGGTCGGCATCAGCTTACGTCCTTGCTTCAACCTTACTCAACTCACGCTCAAGATACCACTTGGCTTTGCGCAGGTTCTCCACCCTATCGCCTTTGTGATCGGCGCGGGTGATGTACTTGATGACATTGCCCAAGTGATAGTTTAAGCCTTTCGCCTCAATGAAGTCGATAGTCTCTACCCCACCTACCTTGTAATGGGCAGGGTGGTTCACCGGATCGGGCGTAGGCTCAAACATCTCAATAGCGGATGCGGCAGTAGTGATAGCGTTCCAGTAGTCGGCATCTCTCTTTGCATCTTTGGCTTTACGTTCCAACGCTTTATAGGTCTTGGTACGTTTTACGTCTGGTACGCCCCCTTCAGCTAGTGTTTTCTTGTTCATATGCCACCGCACCCCATAGACGTACTGCTTGGTAACGCCGTACTCTTTAGCTACATCAGCTACGCTGACTTTGGGGTTCTTCTGCATAAATGCACGTACTTTTGCCGCCGTGCTACGACCTTTACGCTTGCTCATTACTAACTCCTTTGGTTTGGTTGATTACATACTCGGTAAGAATTTCCCTCATCTTGGCTTGCTTTGTGTACGCATGGTGGGTGTTGAAATAATCCATCACCTCCTTTGGTATACGCAAGCTCGTGCAGAAGAGTGCGGGTTTCTTACCAAGTCCGCGCCCTTTGCGTTTCTTCTCAGGTTTCAAAAATTCTATCCCTGTTGTCATAACTAACCTCCTTTCATCCGTTATCCCTTACAAGATAGATATTCAACCAAGCTAGCAGTGCAGGTTTGGCAGTGGGTACTTCAACAAGTTGTGGCTTGTCTACGTTAAACTTTTCGTGCTCTACACTTAGTTCTTTGTAGATTCGCTTTGCATCTGCTTGCGTACCCGCCCACATTAAGCAGGAACCGTGGTCTTTGCTGTGATAGTTGATTCGGTATAGCTTCATTTCATCTCCTCTATGCTTTCTACCGACCAATTTGCGTAGCCAGTGTCCATGCCGTCTTTCTCCATCTCATCCCACGCTATCTCTTCTGCTTCTTCAAGAGAGCTAGCCTCAACGTTGTATGTCACCCAACTCTCCCTCTTAAATTCTACTTCGTACTTCATTTCGGTTCTTCCTCCTCGGTAAGGATAACAAAGGTCTCGCTGTTCACTCGGCAACCTACGTCTGTGATGGTGTGTTCATCATCCACCAGCTTCAGCATACCGATCTTGCTTCTCATGCTGAGAGGGAGCGCATTATCATCTAAAATGTCAACCTTGTCACCTATCTGCACGATGTACTTACCATCTACTCTGACTACTACCGCAGTCTTACCGTTGTCGAATTTGTCTTTAATGCTTTCTATGGTCAGCATTTCCGACTGAGTTTCGGCTACCTTGGTTTGTAGGTGCGACTTACCTAACAATGTTAGGTGCGATGAGAACGCCGCTTGTACTGTCGCATCTTTATTAGCAAAGGTTAGAAGTTCCTGCTCTAGTGTATGAGCAGCACCGTTGTATGCGCGTGATTTGCCCCATACTTGCTCGCTTAACGTCTTGCCAACTTGCTTGCGTCCTTCCTCTAGTGCCTCTTGCGTACTCTTACGCCCGAACATCTTCTTTACCGCCGCTACTGCTTTTGCACGGTCTTGGGTGCGATAGCCACCCCTACGCTCGCGTGTTTTAGCTATGCGAGGGTTCTCGATTTCTACGCAGTAGTCCCCACGGTAGTAGCTAGTAGTAATAGTGCCAAGTAATTCACCATCTTGTCTGACCTCAAACGTATCGGCGTTTTGTTGGTAGTCTGCACTACTCACCACAAACATCCACGTTGGCTTGTCGTATGCTAGCGTATAGATAACGTCACTGAGAATAGTACGACTGCACTGCTGTTTGCACATCCCGCTTTGCTGGTACTTCTCATTAAAGACTACGTTAGCTAGATTAAAAGGGTTTCCAATACTCATTTCATTACTCCTTATTACCACTCAAACTTACCCAAGATGTTGTCCACCTTGGACTTCAACTGCTTGCGCACTTCCGCATCATCCTTGATCGTCTCAATGTTTGCGCCTAACATTGTTACCTCTACCTGTCGCCGCGCTTCCTCCAACTGCGGGTCATTGGTTACATTCAGCTTGGTTAACAACGCGCACAATTCCAACGGATTGGATACTAGCGTATCGTGATACCGCTTCTTACTGTCGTCACCGTCCGTATCCTCCAACTTCTTGGAAGTGTCCACTAGAATCTTGTGCAGTCGCTCCCACGGCTCACGCACTGCCTCGGCTAGCTTCTCGGTCTGTTGCTTGGTGAACTCCTCGCGCAATTCCTCTATGTCCGTAAGGGGTACATCAAGTCGAAAGTCACCCGCCTCTGGCACGGGCTTAACCGTACGTCGGAAGCCAAACTTCAAGCGAACTTCTTCTATATCTGGGTAGTCCTCTGCCTTGTACAACCCCTTCAATGCTTGGGGTGCTTCGGCAACTAGGCGCGGGTATTCATTGAAGAAGTTATCGCACATCATGTTGAACGTCTGTTCGTACGTATTCATAACTTGCTTGTACTCCATGAACAACTTGGTCGGCAATAGTCGCTCGCCCTTGTCTGCCCACGGTAGGGTGTGCTGATTGTGGTACAGGCGAACTCGCGCCGCCAACTTCTCTATGTCTTTACGTAGGCTCGTACCCGCAAACAGATTCTTCTTGGTCTGCGATGCACCGTGCACCGCCCCTGCGTCTGCGTTCACCTTGTCGGTGATTTCGCGGTCAACCTTCGATGCGGGCCAAACACTGATGTTCAGTTCGACTAATACTGCTGATGCGCTAATACTCATTTCATTTCTCCTTGGTTGGTTTACCTGCTAACTTTGCCATCTGATACAGGCTTTCGCTGAGAGTCCTCAACGTGAACCCTTCTTCGTTTGGATACACATGGTGAGAATGTTCGACCCCACCTGCTGACCTTTCCTCTTTCGTAAGGTACTTACGCTCGTATATTTCTGCCTTATCTAATACGCTAGCAACTGCTAGCGCTTGCTCTGTGGTTACAACATAACTTTTGTAACCCATTTCGATTACCATCATTTTGCTCTCCTTAGTCTTTAAGATGAACTGTCTTACCGTTCGGGGCAACAACATCATTACCTCCAACAATCGTCCAGAGTACAGGGGCAGTCCAATCATTACCCCAATCGCCTCCAACGTACCCATCGGTAAGCACAATGATTGCTTCGGGCTTGATGTTCTTTTCCTTCAGGTGTGTAGATACGCAGCTAGGTGAAGTACCACCACCGCCGCGTGGTTTGGTTGAGCTAACAATGTTAGGTACATCGCTCTCCGAATACTCCTCGTGTGCCGCCACTTTTGAGTCCCAATAGATCAAGTCCACTTGGCGTGGCTTAACCTCTTCTGCGATACACCTAACTTCTGTTAGGAACTCGGACAACTCTTTGCCACCCACACTACCGGATGTGTCGATAGCAATAGCCAAGTGACCTACACGCTCACCAATCAGGCTCGGCATGTAAGTGCCGGTAGATAGGAACCTACGGTTAACCCTACGCCAAGATGACGTATCTTTTGCGTTGCATGTAGCTTTCACAAACTCCCTCAACACATTGCGCCAGTCTACCTTAGGCTCAAGTAGGTCTAACAAATCACGATCCACGCTTCCTGCACCAGTTCCCGCGATTTTCTGATGCGCCATTACCCCCTGACGCAATGCTTGGTCAATGTCGCGCTCTAGTTCTTTCTTATCCTCATCGGATAGTTCCTGCGCCCCATCCCAATCGTGGTCGTCGAACCCATCCCCGCCACCTTCGCCACCTTCGCCACCTTCACCGCCGTCGCTATTCTCTTGCTCCTCTTTGAGAATATCGAACACTTGCTTGGCGTTCATGCCCCGAAACCGTTCATCCACCAACCCCATCGGCTTACCTTTGAACAGCCCACTCTTGATCTTGGGCATTGCAATGATCTGCTCGACAGGATCAATGTCCTTCAGCTTGAGGTTAATTACATAGTCGCAAGCGGCGTTAGCCAACTTGTGATCTTCATCGTGCAGTTTCTTCCAAGTCGTCAGATGCCTGAACGCCTTGTGCAGATTCTCGTGAAGCACTACAAAATTTAACTCTGATTCTTTCAGGTCAGCGACAAACTTGCGCCCATACGATTCATCCCTACCATTGGTACACGCAGTAGGAATATCATCCACTACGCTAGTACGCCCAACCATCAAGATGCCAGACCACAATGCGAACTTAGGGTTACGCATCAGGCTAATCTTGGCTTTCTGTACTCGTCTTTCCTCTAACATTGTTAGCTCCTTCGTTTGTAGTTAATCACAGTAGGTCTTGATTCTTCGCAACCCAGTCGGCAAACGCTTTGCAACTGAACGCAATGCTCTGCTTGCTTGGGGTCTTGGCGATGTTGATAGCGAACACCGCTTGCCACTCGGCATCAAACCGTTCAAGGTATTCCATGAATGGGGTAATGGTCTGTTTGTCGATACGCGCAATCGCACCGAACACCACGATGGCACACGCGCCTGGGCTTGTGGGTATGCTCGTATGCTTGGGGTCTTTGATTGTTGCTTCCCATGTGGGCAACTGATCGCTGAACTCAATGTACGCTTGCATATCACGCGAACCTGCTTCGCCAATAGCTCCGGTCAATGCGGCAATCACTGTGTCGGAGTCCAACTGCTTGCGAGTCCTAACAATGTTAGATGCGGTTTCCAGAGAACGTGGTGATACGAACGCCGCTTGTGGCTTGCGTGGGTTGTAGATATACGGGTTGTCACCCTGCGCGGCATCGGTGTAGCTTGCGAGCACATGGGGGAAACGATTCACCCACGCGATCACCTCGGCTTCAAGCCCTTTGTTCAACGCCCACTCAATCCACTCGTCGGCATTGGGTTTTTGGATAGTCACAGGGACCAGTCGGTTGCGGCTATGTGCCTTGAGCGAATCACCTACTCCGTCCGTAGTCAGATTGCCTGTCAGAAAAACGATTGTCTGATTCGCACCGTCTTTGGGTAGGGGTTTATCACCTAGACGCGGGTTCGCCTTCTCAAGCATCGGATGCAGCATGTTCTTGACCGGATCAGCGCCCTTGGTGAACTCGTCTAGCATGAT